GCTTACGCGCGCACGTTGGAGTCTTGATGTAGTTATTGCCTGGGATAACAACATTCGTCAAGAATTGGAAACATTGAACAATATTTCTGGTCAGGCAGTAGATGCTACGTTTACCATTTCGCATGTTAGTGGTGCTGTTTATAAAGGTCTTGGAACGGTAGTAGGAGATGTAAAAGGCGATGGACTTGCCGCAACAATTCCTATTAAGTTCGCAGGTGGACAGAAACTCGATAAGATTATCTAATGGATAAGCCTAAGATTTCAAGAGAAGCTGCGGAGGCAGAATTCAACGCTTGGCTCGATCAGAAGAAAGTATTTCAATCTGTGAGAGAAGGCGATGCAGGCAAGCAGAATATTGAAGACATGATCGGATTCATCATGCAAGGAGTTATTGAAGTGAATGATGATGGCACATTGAAGCATAATCTTGTTTTTCCATTGGGAGAAAATTCATTGGCCATTCGTGATCTTACTTATAAGCAGCGATTGAACGATAAGATGATACAACCTTACCTTAAGGGAGTGTCGCCTTCAGATGCTTTCGGAGTGTTCCTTGCGTATGCAGCGGCAGCGACCGATCAACCAAAGAATATCTTGAATGCTTTGGATTCTGGTACTGACAGGAAGGTAATGCAGGCCATAGTGTTTTTTTTTATCTGACGAATGAAAAAGGAGAGGTGCTCGGTTTTGATTCAGTAGTAAAGACGATAGCGAGAACTTACAACTGGCCTCCAAGTGAAATTGGCGGCTTTTTTTTTGATAGAATAGATTATATGGGACTTCTTTATTGGTTTGATGATGCCTTACAAATGAACGCAGAAACAAAAACCTTAATGCATAAAAAATAATGTCAGCGCCATTAGTTATACCTTCAGTATTTACGGCCATAGATAAGTTCTCGGCACCCATGAAGAGAATGACTTCGAACATGGAGGCTTTCGCTGCGCGATCACAAAGGGCATTGAATTGGGCAAATCAAGGATTTAGTAAGCTGGTGGCTCCAATTACCTCGCTCAACAACATGCTTATGGGATTGGGGTTTTATGTCGGTCTTTATGGATTGATAAGAGTCTTGCGAAGTGCGATAAATACATTTGCTGAATTCGAACAAGCACAAGTGGATCTTTCGGTGGTCCTACAAGATAATTCGATTCCGCTCATGTCAAAACTCACTACTCAAGCCAGAACGCTTGCGGTAACTTATGGTGAGTTGGCTCCCAACATTCTTAAGGTTCAGACAGCCTTAGCTAAGATGGGATTCGGAGGAGAGCAGATATTTAATATGACACCTGCGATTATAGCGGGTGCAAGAGCGTTTAATGCTTCACCAGAGCGAGTTTCAGAAGTTGCTGCTGGTATTTTACTATCCTACGAAAAGGATTCATCTCAGACAAAAGATGTGATCAATAAGCTGGCTTATGCTGCAAACCTGACAGCAGCAGATTTTGAGTCATTTGCCACCCAGCTTCCGATCGTTAATAGAGTAGCTAAACTTTCAGGTCAGAGTTATGAACAAGTGCTAGCATATCTTGGTACGCTCCGGAACGTACAAATTCATACAGCTACCGGTGCAACCTCACTCAAGAACATCCTTATAGATGCTGGTAAGAGAGGAATGGATTTCGATACGGCTATTAAGAAAGTAGCCAATAGCAATAATGCTGTGATTTATGCTTACAATAAGTTTGGAAAGAGAAGTGTCGTATCAGCGGTAGAATTCGCGCATCAGCTTGAAAGTATAAAGACTTTGGTTGAGAAGATCAAAAACGCACCAGAGAACTATGTAGAGGATCTTGCCAGAAAACAACTACAAACTTTCAATGGAAGTGTTAAGTTAATGAAGTCGGCATGGGAGGAATTTATTTTGAGCATTGAGACCGGACAAGGCCCAATTGCGCATTCTTTGAAAAATATAGTTCAGATAGCTACTGCTATGCTTTTAATGATGGCCGATACCCAAGCGGCAAGGGAACAATTGGTAAGAATGAATTCGAGTGTAACAGATGCAGCAAGAAAATATTTGGTATGGGTGAAGTGGATAGGATATGTGGCCGGAGCTTTATTGGCGGCAAAAGTAGTTCTTATTGCATTTAACATAGCACTTGGAATTTACAATGCACTGATAGTTGTATGGACCGGATTAACATACGTGGCAACTGCAGCAATGTGGCTATTTAACGCAGCTATGTTAGCTAATCCAATTGGACTTGTAGTGGCGGGAATTTTATTATTGATTTCAGTAATTTTATTAGCTATTGAAAGTTATGATAAATGGGGTGCATCTGTTCTATTCTTGCTTGGACCATTGGGAATGTTTATTAGTCTCCTGGTTGAGATTTCAAAGCATTGGGAAAAGATAACCAAGGCTTTCACTACTGAAGGATTTTTGGCAGGTATAAAACAAATAGGGATTGCGATTTTTGAATGGCTTTTGACACCATTACAACAAATGGCTCAGCTTATGTATTCTATCACCGGCATGCAGGGATTTAAAAACTTTGATAGAGCAGCACAATTAACTCGGGATTATTTTAACGATCAAGGAATGTTTGATAAGAACGCACCACTCGTTAATCCAAAGGCTACAGAGCAACAAAATTTAATGCAAATGCTACAGGGGAATATAGCGGTTGACTTCAGCAATGTTCCGGTAGGAACAAACATAAAGAGTTCAACTCCTAATATTATGCCTAAAGTTAAATCGACATCAGATGCTTCTTTTTACTTAACACCTTCTTACTGATATGGATCTGGAACTCGTAGAACAAGGTGATGGAGGAGAATTGATAAAGACCACAAACGATCTTTCGGTAATCTATGGATTTGAGAATGAAGTATATATTGCACTCTTCGGAGGTAACGTTGCGGAGGATACAACACAAAAAAGAAACCCATTGGAATTAGACCTTAGTTTTTGGGGAAATAATTTATTGCATCCTAATGACAAAAGTGTGCAGTTCAATTCCAAGACGGAAAGAGGCCTTAACACTATTCCATTGACGAGTGCAGGACGTGCGCTAATAGAACAAGCAGTTAAAGACGATCTTAATTATTTGACGGCAATAGGAACTGTAAACGTGAATGTGTCAATAACTGGCGTGGATAGAATAGACATTGATGTTAAACTCCAACAACCCGCTACTTCCGCACAGAATTTTTCTTATGTATGGGATGCCACTAAACAAGAATTGATCGCAAGGTTAAACAATAATGTTACGTTACCAATTATTTCAAGAACTTTCGACTCCAGCTTTGATGACTCGTTTTTATGACAGATATCCAAACCATATCGCAATTATACAATGCAATTTTAAATGACTTGCAATCTCAATTTGGAAGTGGTATTCCAACTGTTGGAAAAAACTTTCTTAGGGCATCGGCTATGGTGCAGGCAGTTAGATTGAAACTTTATTATCTCGTTCTAGGAAATGTTCAGAAGAATGTATTCGTGGATATAGCTGATCCAGAAGCAGCCGGAGGTACGTTAGAAAGATGGGGAAGAATAAAACTTGGGCGTAATCCTTTCCCTGCAGTTGCCGGCCAATATCAGGTAGTGGTAACTGGAGTTGCTGGAGCTATTATAAAATCCTCACAAACTTTCAAAAGCAATGATGACTCGACAAGTCCTGGTATGTTATTCATATTGGATAATAGCCACACACTAACATCTAGCACAGACACGATAGTCATAAGAGCACTTACTGCCGGTATTGCAAGTAAACTTTCCAATGGTGATAATTTAACGGCTACTTCACCGATCGCCAATGTGAATTCAAGTGTAACCGTAAATTCGGAAAACATACCACCTCTTGAAGCGGAGACAATAGAAGAATATCGGGCGGTGGCTTTACAGTCATTTAGATTGACACCTACCGGGGGATCAGCAAGTGATTATCGAATTTGGGCATCAGAAGCGCAAGGCGTTCAACAGTCGTATATCTATTCTGTATCTGGATTCCCAAATCAGATAAATCTTTATGTCGAAGCTATACTGATAGACTCTACCGATGGTAAAGGAACACCTACTCAGGCTATTCTTGATGCTGTGAAAGCAGATGTGGATGCAGATCCAGAAACCGGACTTGGAAGAAGGCCATTACAGGCGATTGTAAATTATTTACCAGTAACAATTAAACAGATCGATATTTCAGTAGCAGGAAGTACTTTCACCGCAGATCAAAAAGCAGCGATAACTACTGCCATGACTGAATATCTTGCAACAGTAAGGCCATTCGTGGCCGGAGCGGACGCATTGGCTAACAAAAACGATGTCTTTAGCACTAACAATATTGCTTCTGTAATTTTGAATACAGTGCCAGGAAGTGTATTTGGAGCGATCACTTTAAATGTTAATTCATCACCTGTGGCATCGTTTCAGTTTTTGAATGGGGATATTCCTTGGTTATCAACTATGACATTTCCTTAATGGCAATTGATGATAAAATAAAAGCCCTCACCAAACAACTCTTCCCGACTGGAAGAGTTTGGCGCATTAATCCGGGTAGCATAAAGGAAAAGTTTGTCAATGGATTGTTGGCATCCGAGATCAGGGCTTACAATAATGCGGTTTCTATTCTTGATAGTTCACTTCCAGATAATCCAAATTTTACAGTTGACGATGCAAGCGCATGGGAGAAGAGGCTAGGACTTGCGGATGGAACCGGTATTCCATTAAATCAAAGAATGGACGCAATCAAAGTACAATTGAATTGGCCTGGCACTAATCCTGCAAAAGCGGCACTGGATTACATTCAAGATGTATTGCAGGCAGCTGGATATAATATATGTGTTCATGAGAATTTATTTATAACACCAGGAATTACATGGACTTTATATAGCGGTACATCTTTAAACACATGGACATCGATTGCTTACGGAGGAGGATTATTTGTCGCAGTTGCAAGTTCAGGAGGGAATCAGGTTATGACGAGTCCCGATGGCATTACATGGACCGCAAGAACTGCTGCGGAAAATAATTCATGGAGTTCCATTGCTTATGGTAATGGTTTATTTGTTGTTGTAAGCGAGACAGGATTACATAAGGTTATGACTAGCCCCGATGGAATAACATGGACCGCCCGAACAGATATAGGTGGTAGTTGGGAATCTGTTACATACGGAGCAGGTCTATTTGTCGCTGTAAGTAGTAGTGGTGGTCCTACTCCAGTTATGACGAGTCCGGACGGCATTACATGGACCGGACGTGCTTCTACTGGAAGTATCTGGAGGAGTATTACTTATGGAAATTCTTTGTATGTAGCCATTGCAAGTGGTGGGCCTACTCAAGTGATGACCTCACCCGATGGTATCACTTGGACTGATCGTACTGCATCATCAAGTAACAATTGGGTTTCGGTCACCTATGGAGGAGGTCTATTTGTAGCAGTATCTAATTCAGGTGTAGGTAATCGAGTTATGTCTAGTCCTGATGGAATTACTTGGACTTCGCGAGCTTCAGCCGCAGATAATGATTGGTCTGCTATAACTTATGGTAATGGTTTATTTGTTGCTGTTTCAAATTCTGGTGCAGGAAATAGAATCATGACATCACCGGATGGAATCACTTGGACAATTCAAAATAGTCCTGCGGATAATTCATGGTCTTGTATTGTCTATGGCAATAGTTTATTCGTGGCTGCTGCGGTTACTGGTTACCCAAATAATGTAATGAGGGGTACATTTGGTTCCTATTTTTATAAAACATACGTTCAATTTGCTAATACAGGATTAGTACGTCATATCAGCACATTATTGCACGGTCAACAGAGGCATGGATATTTAAGTAGGAGTGGAATTATTGTTGCTAATTCGGTTGATCCAAGTGTTGATGACAGTTTTGATCCAGGCGATTACAGTGATACAATTTTCATTGGTGGATGTCCTGCAGGAACTTTCGTGAATATTCCAAAAGAACAAGAGACTGCATTCCGTCAATTGATTTTAAAAATAAAGCCAGTGAACATCACTGTGCTTCTACTCGTAAACTTTGTTTAAATTTGATTCATTATGATATCGCTTAAGAACAAACCACAGGTATTAGCTCCAACATCTACTTATCCTCATGGAAGA